CGTTTGAACGAACACTTCTACGGACACGGCGGCATCTTCACCAACGACACAGAGAAGCGAAAGCCCTACACATGATCTTTCTCGACATCGAGACAAACCTGAAGCATGACACCATCTGGCTTTGTGTGACAAAGAAAGAAGGTGTCACCAAAGTTTGGAAGGAAAGGACAGGACTACAGAACTATCTCGATGGTGTAGAAGTGTGTGCTCATAACGGCATTGGGTTTGACTTCCCTGTGCTGGAGAGGGTGTGGAAGGTGTCAGTGCCTCAGCATCAGCAGGTTGATACGTTGGTGATGTCTAGGCTGTACAACCCTGAGTTGATGCCTCCTGAAGAAGATCCTAAGGCGGGTAAGCATTCGCTGAAGAGCTGGGGCATCCGCTTTGGAAACAACAAAGGGGATTTCACTGACTTTGACAGCGGCTGGTCACAGGAGATGGAAGACTATTGCGTTCAAGACGTCAACGTCCTTGAGCAGCTATACAACCATCTGAAGGAAGAGATGAAGTCGATGGGCTTCAGCGACAAGAGCATTGAACTAGAACATCAAGTTGCTCATATCTGCAAAAGGATGGAAGACAATGGATATCCGCTGGATGTTCCTAAAGCTCAGACTCTTATGGCTTCATTGTCAGGTCGAATGGCTGACATTGAGAATCGCCTACAAGACGTATGTCCACCGACGTATGAGGAAACTAAGACACCGGAATATTGGGAAGTAGTTGATGAGAAATGGCGTGAGCACAAAGCACCAACGAAGACAGCGCTGCTGCAGATGCTGAAGGAAGCTGGTGTTGACAAGCCTAACAAGCTCATCAAAGAAGCTCTACCAGGACCGCTGAAGGTGAAGGTACATCCATTCAATCCCGGCAGCAGACAACAAATTGCAGAACGTCTTCAATCCTTTGGTGTTGAGTTAACAGAGAAGACAGAGAAGGGCTCTTGGATAATTAACGAAGACGTACTAGCAGGCATTGACAAGCCTGAGGCTAAGCTGCTCAATGAATATTTGATGGTTCAGAAGAGGGTGTCAATGATCAGTAGCTGGCTTGATGCTGTGCAGGATGATGGCAGGGTGCACGGCTCCATCATCACCTGTGGTGCTGTCACTGGCAGAGCTACACACAGCAGCCCCAATATGGCACAGATTCCTAACGTGTCTTCACCTTATGGACCAGAGTGCAGAGAGGTGTGGTATGCAGGTAAAGGACGCAGCCAAATCGGTGTTGACCTGAGCGGTATTGAACTACGTTGTCTTGCTCACTATCTGAACGATGATGGTTGGACAAATGAGTTGTTGAAGGGTGATGTGCATTGGATGAACGCACAGAGCTTTGGTTTGGTGCCTAAGGGGACGGTGAAGGACGATAGCAACCCTGAGCATAAGAAGATCAGAAACACAACAAAGGGTCTCACCTACTCTACGTTGTATGGTGCCGGTGCTGAGAAGGTTGGTTCCATCGCTGGCTTTGGTAGTGCTAAAGGAAAGAAGCTCATTGACAACTTCATCAACAACACACCCGGCCTTGCTCCTCTGAAGCAGAAGCTGTCTAAGTTTGTGAAGAAGGGTCATGTACCAGGCTTAGATGGGCGTCGCATCCGCATCAGAAGCGATCATGCTGCGTTGAATACGCTGCTCCAAGGTGCTGGTGCCATCATCGCCAAGCAATGGCTTGTAGAGGCTGATAGGCTGCTTCGTGAGCACAACGTAGACGCTAAGCTGATGGCGTGGGTGCATGACGAAGTTCAATATTCTGTGTTGCCAGCACAGGCAGAGCAGGCTGCTAGGCTCATTGAAAAAGCTGCCAACATTGCTGGTGAGGTGCTACAATTTCGCTGCCCTGTTGACGCCGAAGGTAAAGTCGGTGCAAACTGGCGAGAATGTCATTGATGCTTGATCGGTTGCCTGTGTTGTAGGCATGGCACAGAAGGCTCGGACATCCGGGCGGCAGCAACGCTGGACTATCGTAACCAGCAACACGAAGCCACAGCGTGTTCAATTCTGTGGCACAACTTGAGGAAGTGAAAATGGATTCAGTAAAGCTCAAAGCTGTTGTGATGTGGTGTCAGAACAAGGAACCGAATGAGATGTCTGGTAAGTATCAGATCAACCTCACTCAACTCTCTGACGCTGCTGTTGAGGCTCTGGAGAAGCTCAACATTGAGGTGAAGGAAAAGGACGACAGCGGTAAGTACATCACTTGCAAGTCTTCTACTCCCATCAAAGTCTTGGACGAAGACGGTGATGAGATCAACGAGAAGATCGGCAATGGCAGCAAGGCCAAATGCATTGTCACTAGCTATGAATGGAAGTACAAGAATAAGAAGGGCGTGTCACCGTCGCTGAAGAAGATTGTTATCACTGAACTCATTGAGTTCGGCGGTGCTGGTGGAACCATTGACGACGACGAAGCTCTCTGATGTTTCGCATCAAACTACCGTCTGAAGAGGATGTGTCTATGTTGGTCCAGGCTCTTCGAATGATTGGTAAGCATCATCTTGCCGGCTACATCGTTCAACAGATGCAAGAGCAACAAGGACACATCATCGATGACGCTAAGTTGGTGCGAGAGGTGAAAGAGTGATAGCGCTCCTGGACGCTGACACTATGGCGTATAGAGCAGCAGCGGCGTGCGAAGAAGAAGACGTCAAAGTTGCCTATAACACCGTAGACAGCATCGTAACAGGAGCGTTGTTATCGTGCGACTACGCTGATAGATGGTATGACCAGTGGAAGCTGTATCTAACTGGAGACACCAACTTCAGAAAGGCCATAGCCACCACTGCACCATACAAAGGCAACAGAACACAGCCTAAGCCAAAGCATCTGAAGAAGGTGAAGGCTTATTTGAAGAAGCAATGGAAGGCTGTTGTTGCTGTCAACGAAGAAGCAGATGACCTCATCGCCATCGAATCAACCAAGCTACAACATCAGTGCTGCATCATCAGCGTTGATAAAGACTTCAAGCAAATACCTACTCACTTCTACAACTACGTCAAAAGAGAACATCTCTTCATCACTCCAGATGAAGCCATCAGATTCTTCTATCAACAAATCTTGATGGGAGACTCTGCTGACAACATCATCGGCATCAGAGGCGTTGGTCCTGTGAAGGCTGCTAGGATGTTGGAGGAAGTCAGCACAGAAGTAGATATGTTCAATGTCTGTGTTGAAGCCTATGAAGGAAGCGTAGACAGGGTTGTTGAGAATGGTAGGCTGCTATGGCTTAGACGCTACAAAGGACAAATGTGGACACCACCGACAAAGGAACAACAGTGAAGGACAATGTCAATCATCCACCGCACTATCTGGCTCATCCTAGTGGCATAGAGTGCATTCAAGTGACAGAGCACATGAGCTTCTGTGTTGGCAACGCTGTCAAATATCTATGGCGTGCTGATCACAAAGGCAACGACATTGAGGACCTGCGTAAAGCTGCTTGGTACATCAACAGGGAGATTGAACGTAGGGAGAAGGAAGGGCTTGTCACTATTCCTGACCTTCCTATCCGCAGCACATAACCTTTTGGATGGTGAAGCTACGCAACAGTGGGCAATGGACAGAGGCTAGATTCCGTAGCTTTGTTGTCAGTGCTCTACGTTCAGCATCTCATCGGTGGCCCGTCAAATGGCGTGTGCTGAAGGATGCTGAAGTAGGTAGACAGATCAACAAAGACACTGGTAAACTAGCCTTGCACTATCGATGTGCTCAATGCAGCGGTGTCTTTACATCAAAGAACATTGCTGTAGACCACATTGATCCTGTTGTTGACCCTAAGCAGGGCTTCGTCAGTTGGGACGTATTCATCGAAAGGTTGTACGTCGAAATGGACAAATTGCAGGTTCTTTGTAAAGAATGCCACACAAAAAAGACACTTCTTGAACGAAAGGAAAGAAAGAAATGAATCAGTTCAACATCAAGTTAGACTATGACACAGCCTATGGCTTCTTCAAGTCCATCCTCAAGCAGGACTACTTTGAATTGAAGAAGGAAGCTGAAGGCGATGATTTTGAACATCGTCATCCTGAAGATCAACTTGTGACGTTGAAGACAATGAAGGGAATGGAAGCATTGTTCGACTACTACTTCACCAGTGATGAAGCACAAGACATCAAGAACGGTGTTGACCCAGAAGACCGTTACATCCGCACCTAAGGAGAACAGAGATGAAGATTCATGAAATTATTGAACAGGAAGATGGCAGCGCTTTGCTGTCCTATGAATTGACTTCTGAAGAAGTACAGCTCATTCTTCGTACCACCATCACAAAAGCTCTGACAGAGTTTGTTGAAAAGATGGACAAGTCTCCAATTTCAATTGAGGAAGTAGACAATGACGGCAAGAGCGAAGCTGATCTGGGCAACGCCTAACCTAGAGAGCGTCGTTGCCTATTGTGCTCGGGTAAGCAATCCCAGCAATCAAAGCAATGACGCAACAGCAGGTAAGTTGTTGCGCTATTGCATGAAGCATGGACATTGGTCTGTGTTTGAAATGGGAAACATCTGTATAGAACTGGAAACAACGAGAGACATTGCTAGGCAGATTCTTCGACACCGTAGCTTCAGCTTCCAAGA